GTTATCTTACGGCCTTTGAACAGTTCCAGGGTCTGCCAAGTTCAATTTTTATCACAATCGGAGGAGGCGGGAGTGCGAGTTGTTTAGCACCGACGTTCTCTTGCGTAAATACTACTCTCACAACGATCCCCAATCCGTCTACGCCGCCACAATTCGGTGCCAATGCCTGTAGCGGATCCAGTCCGCAAACCTGCGGCAATCTTATCGGAGCGGGGACAATCATTGTTGATCCCAATTTTGGCGGACAAATCTGCCGAGTCACCGATGCGTCATTCGATCCGTTTAAATTATATTCTCCGATGAATGCGAGCGGTTCTGGATCGGGCGAAGAGTTACACATCAATACCGCCGATACTATGATAGATGTAGCGGATGATGGCGGGCGTGATTTTCCGGCAAATTGGTACTTCTGTAAACCGGGCGGAGCAACGCCGATGTACGCAAGTCAGACAGGCGGCGGATTCTTCGTAACACACCAAGGATTTCAATGGGCGCACAATGCATCAACCCCTAATCGCGGATACGTTACTGGGAACGGTGTCAACAACGTAGGGAGCAATTACGGAACACTATTGGGATATTATGATTTTACTAACCAATCCGTCGTTCCGACATTTGTTCAATTAGAAGATTATACTGCTTCCGGTAACTGCCTTTCGACCGGATTTATAGTCAACTACGCCACTGGCGGTGGGTCCGGTCAAACTGATACCGACTACGCCACAGGTTTTGGTGGCGGTCCAGATTGGACCGCTAATACTGCATGGAGTACAACTGGTCTAATTATCACTGTCTTCCCTCAATCCAACACAGCTAATCCCGGTAATTATCTTTATCAAGTGACCGGCAATGGCACTACGGGAGCAACTGAACCGGCATTATTTAATCAAACCATCGGTGGAACGACAACTGACGGGACAGTTACTTGGACCAACATCGGTAAAGGCGGCCAGTCAGCGAACGGCACTTACTACGTCGGCGTCTGGCGCAATGGCTCCGGCTGCCGACTGCTCAACATCTACAACGCGACGGTTGGCGGCGACTGGGGTCCGACCGGCACAGCTACCGGAACGTTCTGCACCCAAAAAAATATCCATAATGTCAAAATCTTCAAAGTTGAAGGAACGCTGGGCGCGGTCGAGATCAGCCTCGGCAACGATACCGGCTGCAGCCCCACGCAAGGCGACATGTTCTGGTCTTACGCGGCGTCGAGCCTGACAAACTCATTCAATGCCTTGTGCGCGACGCAATGCTCAGGCCACGAGACCGAGGGACTAACGACGTGGGTCAACAATACGGGCAACAGTCCACCGAGTGGTGATTTCATTGCGGGACGCACGCTGACGAATCTTACGCCGTTCAGCATTGTACCGTCCTTGCCAACATCAGGCTACCCGACGAGTATTGACTTCCATTTCGGATGGAATTCGTTGAATGATTCTTATCCGTTCTTTTCAAGTACATACAGCACGTTATGCCAGTCGATTGCAACTGCATGGATGGATGAAATCCTCGGTTTTAATCCCGCGGGAACGCAAAATCCATTTCGATTTGCACATACTTTTAACACCGGATGCAATCAGGATTTTGGTACGGAAATCGCAGTAGGCAGTGTTTCTGCTGACAGTACAATTTATCTTTTTACTTCCGATGGAATGAATACATTAGGGTCGATTACAAATACGGAGACATGCGTTCCGAACGGGCCGTCATGGATCGCAAACACTGCATATCCTTCTGCTTTAAATAACGGCGGTTGGTTAAATCCCGGAAGCGGAGTCAACGCAGGTAATTATAGTTATCAACCGACGACTCCCGGAACGAGTGGATCAATCCAACCGACTTGGCCGCAAACGCCGGGTGGGACAGTGACGGACGGCGGAGTGACCTGGACAGCGAGCACCGGTCAACCAAACTGTCGCGGGGATGTCTTCGCCCTAAAAACCACTTCTGGAACTTCAATTACATTTCAAGGAGTCACGTTCTAAATGGCAATCTTTACATCCATCTTTACCCCGGTTGGTGGCTCTACTTCCGGTAGTTCCACAGCCGACATCAGTGGAACGCTTACAGCGACCACTTCGTCTTCAGAGATCGTTCTTGGTCGATATACTCTCTTCGCAATCAACGCCAATGGGGACATCAATATCAGATGCGGAAACTCCGGAATGCCCGCTGCTGCAGCGACGGATTTCCGAATTCCCGGCGGCATCATCGCGACATACCAAGTCCCAGAACAATGGGATCGTATTCGTATTTACAATGCCGCTAGCTTCGGCATCACTTACTGGATTCAACCTCTTCGGCAGACAACCTAATGGCTTATCAATTTTCAGACGGCTTCGACAATTACGGAAACAACTATCAGATGACTGCTGGGTACCCGTGGGATACCGTTGCGGGCGGCGGTACAGCCAACACGGTTGTAACAACTGATTATCGGTTTACGCCTCCTGCAGGAGTTGCGGGTGGTTGTTACGTTGAAGTATCTAATGGCAGTTATCTACGCAAGAACTTGACGGGTAATCCAAGCACTTTGATTGTTGGATTTGGGTATAAACTTGTTGCACTGCCGCCAACGAACCCGATTGATCTAGTGACTTTCTGGGACACCGGAACTGTGCAAGCTTGTTTGGGAGTTACTGCCAATGGAGCACTCCAGTTTTATCGTGGCGCAACGAGTGGAACTGCGATTGGCCCGGCTTCGACAGCCGGAACGATCACTGCCAACACTTGGTACGGCATCGCTGTCCAGATCACCTTTAGTGGATCTACCGGATCGGTTCAGTGTTATGTAAATGGTGTTGCAGCGCCGACAATCATCGGTACCGCACTTAATACGATCGAAACTTCTAATGCATATGCAACACAGGTTTCAATCGGAGCAATCGCGCAACAATCGCAAGGTAATCAGAAATACGATGACTTCTTTTGCTTTGATACTACTGGCGCTTTCAATAATTCCTTGCTGGGCGGTGACGCCCGTATCTTAACTCCTGTGTCTGCTAGTGCTGGTAACTATACCAATTGGACTCCCAATGGATTAGCTAACAATTGGGCTAATGCCGCAAATACTCCGCCCAATACTTCTGATTACAATGCCAATAACACTGGCGGAACGAAAGACTCCTATACGATGCAGACCACTGGATTAAGTGTTGCTCCGTATTTTGTAGTCGCACGTGCGTCATTGGAACGAGATGATGGTGGAACGCATACACCCAGTTTGTTTGTTCGAAGCAACTCCACAGATAGCAGTGGCGTAACGACTCCAGCTTTGAGTTCTTCTTATTCGTTTTATGATGCCGTTTTCACAGTTGATCCTTCAACTACTGCTGCTTGGACTTCAACTGGAGCAGACAACGCACAAGTTGGAATCATCGAGGGTTAATTGTCCGTACGCATAAATCAAGAATCCAAGATACTTGGTGTACAAGGTTTGACTACGGGCAATGTCCGCGTCAATCAAATCGCCAAGTTACTTCTGGTTCCTGCTAGTCTCGAAGGCTCCAAGGTTCAGCTGATCGGTGGCCCATTTCAGGATGCACTCGGAGATCCGTTATCCAATGGATATCTGCTGATGCAACTGCAACATGATGCCGTTGCATTAAATGTTGGTCAGATCTATGGCGCTTCTGTTCGAGTTCCTCTAGATATCAATGGCTACATTCAAGGCACGGTGTCGGGTGCGGCTGTTTACATTTGGCCGAATAACTTGTTGCTTCCTGCCACCACCACGTATCTGATTTGGCTGTACAGCTCCACCAATCAACTGGTCTGGGATAACCCCCAGGTTCAAACCGTAAATTCTACTCCCAATCCGTACAATGTTAACGTTTGGGTACCCGGTCCTTAAGAGGGATAATGCAATATCAAACACCATCTGTTGCGCCTTTCGTAAGTACTTATGACGATCCGAATGCCGATATAACCAATAAGGCTATATCGCATCTTCGTCGAATGCGGTATTTCCGAAAGCAATATGATCAGCGCCGAGCATACTTCTATCGTCAGTATCTAGGCCAACGAGACCAACGTTTCTATCCGGACAACATTACTCCGCGTAGCAATACGTTTGTTCCATATCCTCTGGCGAACGTCGAATCTATCGTCGCTCGAACTTTGGATGCCTACTTCTCTTACGAGGATTGGTTCGAGGCTAAAGGGCGATCTGCCCAAGACGAACCCGCTGCGGAGAAGATGCAGATCGTTTTGCTTCGTTTACTGAAGCGTTCTGAGTTCATCAAACAATTTGAATCTCTGATTCGAAACATCATTATTTATGGCCATGCGGCCATGAAAGTAGACTGGGACTGGGATTTTGATACTGTCACTTATAGCGAACCAATTCCTGCAATCGGTCCGGATGGGATGCCTATTGTTATGCCCGCGATGGACCCCAATACTGGCCAGCCTATTATGCAGCCTGTCATACTTGGTCACCGCCCAGCACAGAAACAAGTGCCGCGTAACCGACCGCGTTTTCTCCCCATCGACGTATACGATCTGCTCGTCGATCCCGACGGTGGAATCGTTGCCCATCTTACGGAGCGAACCCTCGGGCAAATGATGCGGGAACAGACCCAAAGTCTGGAAGCTGCCACGCAGGATCCTTCGAAGCAACCACTTTACATTCCAGCATCCTTTGATACGCTGGTCAAACGAGTCAGCAATAACATTCGTCCGCCGGAGAACCCGATGGACACCGTGATTCGTATCGCAGAAGTATGGGATGAATACTCCCAGACTCAATCTATTCTAACCTACGGCGAGGACGCTGAGGCGATCTCCTGGAAGGACCTGCGTGCCAGTTATCGTGCAGCCGGATATTCGCCCTTCAAGCGATCCGTGTATGCGGGGGTTCCACTGCTGCTTTATAGCGGTCCGATCCCCTTCATGCATAAGAAGTGTCCTATCGTCATGTCGAACTTCATTCGCTTACCGAATGAAATCTTCGGACTCGGTGCCATTGAGATTATCAGTGATCTAACCGAGGGCATGTGCAAGTTCGTGAACATGATCACGGACAACTGGAACCTGGGCATCAACCATCGTTATGCTTATGACACCAGTGCAGACATTGACCACGATGCACTGAACAGCTTTAACACCCCTGGCGGGAAGATCCCTGTTGTAGGTGATCCGTCCAAGGTTATCATGCCGTTGCCGTTCTTTACCCCGGCCCCCGGCGATTACCAAATCATGGACGTTTACAAGATGATGATCGAGAACGCCTCGGGCGTTAGCGACTTCTACTCCAAGGGTATGGGGTCTCCGACCAATAACAAAACTGCCACCGGCATCAGCTCCGTGATGAATGAATCGAACTTTCGATTCAAGATGTTCATCCGGAACCTGGAACTAGAGGTTCTCCAGCCTGTCTTGACCATGTGCGCCAGCATGGTTCAGCAATATATTTCTGATCCAATGGAATTCCAGATCACGGGCGAGAACCCCGCGATCAAAAAATGGATCACGATGCAACCGGAGGAACTCGTTGGTACTCTGGATTTTGATCTTGTTGCTGCGAATTATGCAAGCAACCGCGTCGTTCGCCAACGCAATCTGCTTGCGCTATTTAATCTGGCTTCTCAAAGTCCGTTCCTCAATCAGTACGAAGCACTGAAAGAACTGTTCAAAGCCTTCGAGGTTCGCAACACCGGTAAGCTCTTGCTGACGCCCCCGCAGGTGCAGATGCAACAGCTCGCTACTGAAAAGAAGAACGT